AATGGAAAACAACCTTTTCTGATGAAGAACTCTGTGGTATTGTTGTTGATATTCTTGTCAAGCACAAGGTTCAAACTAATTTGAAGGTTAATAAATTATATAAGTTATATTCAAAAAAGGTTAAAAGCTTGAATCTTTCTGATGATGAATGGGCCAAAAATTATGGAATTCCTGAAATTATTGTTATGATTTACAGTATATTAGAAGAAAATATCTAATAGATTAGGTTTTTAGATATTTTTTATTTACCTTTGTTATGTAATAAAAACATCATGAAAAACCTAATCATTGTACTCTTTATCACAATATCTACCAGCATCTTTGCTCAAGATATCGAAATGCTTGGGTTTATCAATCAATACAGAAGCTTTAATGGTAAATCAGCATTAGTTTGGTCATGTGATCTTGCTAAGATTTCTAAAACGCAAACAGCTGTAATCATCAAACAAGATAGTCTTAGTCACTCACATGTTACAACTGAAATCGCAACTATGGGTCACTCTCTACCATCAACTAATAATGAAAAAACAAATTTTATCACCTTTTTAAAAAATGTTTTTGGTGTTGATTATCTTGAATCTAAAAACGATACTGATGTTGTTAAGTATGTAAAACTTTATAGTATTTACATGTTTGATCAATCACCTAAACACAAAGCGATCTTACTTGGAAATTACAAATCAATTGGATTTGATATAGTAATCTCTGACATCAAATTTAAATCCAATATAATTAAAATTGGTGATAAAAGTGTTGAGTATAAAAATTTTGTAAATCATTACAAAGTTAACTTTTATGTCGTAATGAACTTTAAAAATGAGTAGCACATTTGTCCACTTTAATCTTTCCAGATTTATGTGGTTTGCATGTAAATTTTTTGTGACGGAAATTTACCTTTGTGTGGATGTGGTGAGATTTACCTTTCGTCTCAATAACCCTAACTAGTTCATATCTATAATTCTTTATTATCTCATCTGGTTTTGGTTTTTGAGTTGTATCTTGTTGTTCAAATTCAACAACAATCTTAATCTTCACATAACGGAACTGACTTGTCTGCCCTCTCAATGAATCAAGTGTTGTTGGGTTAGATACTGCTTGTGAGAATTCTTTTGTACTAACGACATCAGCACCGTTATTAGGTATTTCTCTATGTGTGATTGCAACCCCAGTATCTAATTGGGTTAATAGATTCGTAACACTCTGTGTCCTCAATGAAGCTAATTTAATATTACCCGTTGGGTCTGATTGATTTTGAAACTTGTGTATTGCTTCAGCATCTGTTGATGATTCAATATTTACACCTATAATTTTACCACCTTGACTTCTTATTGTATCTAGTGTTGATGTGATTATTTGTGTTCCATCAGGGCTAAGAGTATAACCACCAGTTATAAATAAATTATCACTTCCCAAGTTAATTTCAATTGTATCTCTTACAGTTGTGATATTATTTATTTGTGGTGCTTTAATAGTATCAGTTGTAACATCTGTTTTCTTTAAAGCATAACCCTGCTTCAAAGCTGAATTTAAAGCAGTTAAATTATTAACTGCTTTTGTTGTAACTCTATATTTAATGTTATTATTAGCAGCAATTTCATTAAATTGACTAACTACCTTATTTGCATTTTTCGCCAATAAAGAATCTGGGTCTTGCATACCTTTTTCTTTAAAAGCTGCTGCTAATTCTTTTGTTTTAAGCTCACTATCTAAGGTAGATTTAATTTGAGCCATCGTAGAATCATTTTTAACAGCATTTTGAGCTGCAAGTTTATTTGATCCACTAAGACCAACACCTAGCATTAATGCAACGCCTAGAACAACCTCTTTCCAGCCTTCTTCTAACAGTTCGACACTTGGGTCCAATGATTCAGTAATAAGATCACCAGAAGCCTTTAAACGGCTTTGTTGCTCATGTAACACAATTGTATTATATTGTTTTTCTGTTATCTTTATTTTAGTCATAACTTGTTTTTACTATAAATATCGGTATAAAACAAAAAGCCTAACATTTCTGTTAGGCTTTTTATTTATAAAATACTATTATTTAAATGTTATCAAATGATGCTCCAGTAGGCATGATGACAAACTCAACTTGGATAAACTCTAAGCTTCTTGTTGGCTTCAAGAAGATTTGTCCTGTTAATTGATTTCTATCAATATCTTCTGGGTCTTTTGAAAGAACCACACGGAAATCTGTTAAGCCTCTTTCAGTTCTGATATTATCCAAGATTGGATTTACAAGAGCCAAGAATTGGTTTCTAACGATTGTATCGTTTTGTTCAAACAACAATCTGATAGATACAGCAGAAATAAGTTTTCTCGCTTGTAGTAAAAGTCTTCTAACATTGATTCTGTTAAGAGCAGTTTCTTTAACTTGGAGAGTCTTATTACCCCATATTTTGATACCATCAGATGTGAAGGTAGTAATCGGGTTGATTCTGTTTTCGTAAAGAACATCTCTTTCAGCAAGAGTTAGTTTTTTTCTACATTGAATGGCATCTACATCACCACGTTGGATACCAGCAACGGCATACCAAGGGAATGCAATGTTATCAGTCAATGCAATGTTTCTTACAACATCTCTTGTTGGTGGGACGAAGATTAATACATTATTTTCAGCGTCATTTATTTGATTCCAAGGCCAATAAGTACAAGAATAGTTGCTGTCATACATATCTGTCAAGTTATCAACCACGTCATCAACAGTCAATGGATCACCAGCAGTATCAGTATCTGGAGTTGTAATGATGTATAATGAGTCGGCTCTTTCTTGTTCAATCATATCGATTGTTGCCTCAACAAGGTTAGTATTATCAAAAGTATCTATACCTGGAGTTGCAAACACGTTAATGTTAACCGCTTCTGGATTTCTGAATGTCCAAATAGCTTCCAAGTATGCGTAGTAGTCTGAGTTAATACCCAAATCACCATTAGTAAGTGTTCTGTTTGAGAATGCACCACTAGTTAAACCAGCAGCTCCATATGTTCCATTGATAATAAAATTATCAGTGTTTGTTCTTCTTGTATTGTAGATATCCCACCCATCAAATCCACCATAAGGTGCAAATGTGAATTTACGAGCATAAATTTTTTCGTATGGAGTGTTTAATAATCCAGCTTCAGTTCTGAATTCTGCATTACCAGTATCAAATAAGAAGATAGGACTATATGTGTTTCCGCTGTTGTCAATAACAACCACTACGTTATCGATTGTTACACCACTAGCATCGATATCCATGTGGAAACCATTTGTCATACCAGTCCAAATATTTGGGCTTGTTGTTGTTGGCACACCTTTGTAATCAAAGAAGTCAGCATCAATACCAACAGTTTCAGAAAGACCTAAATAGAATTTACGTTTATTTTCAAATGTTCCATAAGTTTGTTTGTACATTAACTTAGGGTTAACAACACTTGAGTTGCTGTTTGTTTGGTAATCACGAATTGGATAACCTACGAAACCAGCTGGGAATGCATCACTAGTATCTGATGTGTCATCCAATTCAACAAGTACATAAGAAGACTTAGAGACATAAACCCCATCAAGGGTCCCAATCTTTCTACCAATGAAATTAGCAGAAGTTGGGTCCATTGTACAACGAGTGAAAGCTTCTAAGATAACAGGTTGTGCATCTGTGTCATAGAATGATCTGATTCTAACATCAAATTCTTTTGTATCAGGTTTGATGTTAACAATTGAAATTTTAAATTGTTCATTAGCTGCATTACCATCAGAGATTGTTGTGAATCTGAAAAGTCTTAACACTTTGTTACCCCTCAATTCAGAAACAACATAAGGTGTAACAGCTGGTTGATATTGTTCTAGATAATCAGAGTATTTTGTACTATAACTAACTAAGTTTTGTTTAATACCTCTGATTTTACCATCAGCATTTAAGCTTGTAAACATGTTATCAAAGATTTCCTCAACGAATAACGCTGTTTTACCATCTTGAGCACCTCTACCTAATACTTTAGGTAAGTAATTGTTTTGTGTTTTATCCATTGACACTGTGTAGTCAAATAGACCTTGTAGTGTTGAATTCCCACTCAATGAGAAAATACCTAATGGATTTGAGGTTGCTGCTGTATAAGCTGGGTCAAATTGAATTCCAGTTGCACCAGTAACCTCAAATGCTGGTAATTGTGTTGCAGTATTAATTGTCCCTCTTGAACGTAACAAAGCGACTAACTTGTTTTCAACATCAGAATATGCTGTACCAGAATAGGTTGTTGTGATACCTGTTGTCGTACCTGTTGTTGCACTAAGTGTTGTTGTGATTGTTTGAATATATAAATTAAATGATGTACCACTGAATACGTTACCTGTTTTGATATATGTTGGTGGAATAGTTACAGATGTACCAGTTGTAGCAGTTGCTAAGAACGCCAAACTAGTTGTTAATTGACCATTACTAATAAGTGTTTGCACTAATGAATCATTAGATGTATATGTGAGCGTACCACCTGTTGAAATATAATAGTTAATAAGTGTTGTCGCTGTTGTTGCGCCACTATAAGTGTTGGTACCAGTTGTTGCTGATGTAGCTGGGTCTAAAGCACCATCAAGTGTAATACCCCAACCTAAACCAGCATCATAACCAGAAAATCCTAAGACTCTTGTTACAAACAATTGATTTGATTGTGATAAATATGATTTTGCGATGTAAGGTAACTCATATAATGGAGCACCAGTATCTTTTACCTTAGTTGCGTTTAAACCACCAAAGAAAGATTGAAATTCACCGTAGTTGCTAATAAAGATTGGTTGGAAAGCTGGACCAATAGTCGTCTCACCAACTAAACCAAGGGTTGTTACGCCAACTTGACGTGTGATAAATATTATGTCTTTTTCTGATGTATAAACACCTGGACTGACGAATACTTGTGTTGCCATATTTTTCTGTTTTAATTGGATTATTCTTTACTTTATCGTTTTGTTTATTATAAATATTAAGGTTTTTTCAAAAGTAGTCTACTAGAAAAAGATATATTCGAATTAGTAGGTCTTTTTTCATACTTTTGACATACTTATAAGAAAATAGATATGAAAAGGGATAAAAATATTAAGATAACAACCAAAACCCATGAACTATTGAAGAAATACTGTAATCAAAATGGGCTTAAGATGTTTCAGTTTGTTGAAAAATTAATTCA